GGCGGCGGCGGTGCTGGTATGCCTAAAAAGGGCAGTGCTGATGATATTGAACGTGGCTTGGCGCGTAATATGCTGGCTCGTTCTATGGCTGAAGGCAAACTCCGCAACGCTCGGCTGGATAACCTTACTGATCTTTCGGACAACATGGGTCAAGCCCGTTACACGGAGCCGCATGAGTTCCCCAAGCTGATTTACCCCGGTGCTGGCCTTAAAAAAGGCGGTCGGGCTAAACGCGCTGACGGCGGCGGCGTATTCTCCGGCCCCGGCTATCCCGGTAAAGTCCCCGGCGCAACGGGCGGTCGCACCGCTCATGCCCGTGGCGGCAAAGCTGGCAAAGGCAAGACTGACATCAACATTGTCATTGCCGCTGGCAAGCCTGCTGGTGCCGGTGACATGATGCCGGGTGGCCCAACGCCTCCTCCGCCTCGTCCAGTCCCAGTTCCTCCTCCTGCTGCTGGTGGGCCTCCTCCTGCCGGAATGCCGATGCAGATGCCACCAATGCCACCACAGGGCGGTGCTGGCGGTCCTCCAATGGCTGGCGGTATGCCACCAATGCCACGCAAAGCTGGCGGTCGCATCACTAAAATCGCCCGTTCCTACAAAGACATGGAAGCTGGTGCTGGTTCTGGTGAAGGCCGTTTGCAGAAGACCGACATTGCCAAACGCACCATGCACAACAAGGGCGGCAAAGTGGGTCACCGCAACTACCGCAACTACGAAGATATGGACGCTGGCGCGGGTTCTGGTTTCGGTCGGTTGGAAAAGACTGAAATGGCTCGTAAGAAAACGGGCATTCAGCTCGCTTAACAAATATGCGGCTCTGGTCCTCATCTCCAGAGCTGCGTATCGGGACGGAAACCTAGCCCCCCTAAGTTTCCGTCCCCACTAAATTAGGGGGGATAACTATGCCGGGGGGCAATATGCAAACTTATAATACACTGTTCCAAAAAGAACTGACTAAGCTGATAAACGTAGAAATTGAAATGCTAAAAGAGAATCTTACGAGAATCCATCACAAAGAAGGGTTTGATTTTTCTTCCTACAAGCAAAATGTAGGGAGAATTGAAGGCTTGCGAGCAGCGTTAAGTCACTGCGAAGAAGCCGAAAATATCGTCAATGGCACACTTTAAAAGGGGGTAAAAATGCCGTTTATGATCATGCAACATGAAACCGACCCAGCCAAGGCTATCTTGGATGAAATTGGTGACATTTCTAATGTAGAAGTATTCAATAACCAGCTTTTGGTGGCTGTATACATCCGCCCAGAGAAGACTAAATCAGGACTTCTTCTCCCGGGTCAAACCCGTGACGAAGATAAATTCCAATCCAAAGTAGGGTTGGTGCTTAAAAAGGGTCCTTCGGCTTTCCAAGATACAAGCGGTGAATGGTTCCAAGATATTGATATTGATGTCAACGAATGGATCATTATGCGCTCGTCTGATGGTTGGAGCATCACTGTAAATGGCGTTTTATGCCGAATGATTGATGATATGAACGTCCGTGGGCGTGTCGATCATCCAGACCGTGTATGGTAATAGGAGATTATAATGGCTAGAAAAAATAATACAGGACAGGAATCCCTAGACCTTCCTGTTGAAGATCAAAATGAACCTCAGAACATCTTAATTGATGAGCCTGACGTTGCTGACGAGGTAGTTATTCTTGAAGCTGGCAATAAAAATGACCCGCTTGAAGATTCTATTGAAGAGCTTAAAGCCAAGCTAAAAGACACTAAGCAAAAATACAATGAGGAGAAAAAAGCTCGTCAAGAAGCCGAAAGTGTTGCGTATAAGGCTTCGGCAGAGTCGGAAGAAAACCAAATTCACCTTGTTTCTGGCGCGTTGGAGACCCTGCGGCGTGAACAGGAAATGCTTAAACACACCATGAAAGAAGTCATGGCTGTTGGTGACTTTGACCGTGCCGTGGAGCTTCAGGAGTCATTTCAATCAAACATCAACAAGATTACTCGTCTTGAAGATGGCTTGAATGAGATGAAAAATACCCCGCGCAGGGAGGCTCCCGCTCCTGCCCGTGACATTGTTGACACCCTGATGCAGCAAGTTACGCCCCGTTCAGCAAGGTGGCTGGATAGCAACCGTGAGCATTTGCAGGATTCTCGTATGCTGCGAATCATGGAACGCGCACACGGGGACGCTTTGGATAACCAGATTATCCCGGAATCTGATGACTATTTCCGGTTTATTGAAAACCGGCTGGGCATTGGTAAAACCAAAGAAGCATCTCGCAACTCACGGTATGACGATGACGATGACGTAATGTCTGGCGCGTCTAATTCCACAAACCGCCGCCAATCTGCTCCGGCTGCTGCACCTGTGTCACGCTCTTCCGGTGGCCCAACTGGCAACCCGCGTGTTATTCGTTTGACACCGGATCAGGCAGAAGCTGCCCGGATTTCTGGCATTAGCCCCAAAGAATATTGGGAAAACCTTCAGGCGGAAAAGACCCGCAACACCTCACACTAAGGATATAAGTTATGGAAACTGTAAAAGCCCGCCGTGGTCGCCCTGCTCGTAAAGAGCCATCTTTGCTTGAAAAGGCTCTCCACGCAGAAAATGCACCAGTAGAAGTTGCTGCTGCTCCAGTGTCAGATCGTCCATCTATGCGCCCATCTATGCGTGAAGATGATCCAAGGGCTGCTGCTGCCCGCCGTGCTGCGGAAATCCGTGGCCATTTGGGTGATCTTGATGAAGGAACTGATGAGTTCCGCGCTCCTCCCGCGCCAGATGGTTGGACCTATCAGTGGAAGCGCAGGGTAAATCTTGGGCAGGAAGACCCAGCCTATCAGGTTAAATTGGCCCGTGATGGGTGGGAACCTGTGCCAACTGAGCGTCATCCCGAGACAATGCCGCATGATGGCAAGAACCCAATCATTGAACGTAAGGGCATGGTGCTAATGCAAATGCCAACTTCAATCATTGAAGAAAAGCGCAACATTGAACTCCGCCGTGCCAGAGGTCAGGTTCTTGGTAAGCAACAACAGCTTTCACAAGCTCCTGAAGGTCAATTTGAACGCAGTTCCAAAGAGACCAAGATCAGAAATAGTTATGAACCACTACAGGTTCCAAACGAATAAGTGACAAAAGGGCCGTGTAACAGCGGCCCTTTACATTTATGGCATGGCATAGTATTATTTTGTCATGATCCTTATTGGACATGCCTTCCCCCGGCGCGGAAGGTTCGCCTATTCCCGGTTCTAAGTCTCCCCGGTGCGAGATGATGAGCTTTCCCGTTAAAAGGAGAACCCGTCATGGCGAACACAAATACGCCTTTCGGTTTCCGTCAGTACAGCGGCACTGGGTCGTCCCCGACCTATGAACAAGTTGCTGGTCAGACGGCTTATAATGCTTCTGCAATTTATTACGGCGATCCCGTACAGCTTAATACTGACGGCTTGATCATTGTCGGCACTGGCTCGGCAACGATTGCTGGCGTTTACTCTGGTTGCCAGTATCTGTCGGTATCTCAGAAGCGCACAGTATGGTCCAACTATTGGCCCGGTTCTGACGTTGCCTCTGGCAATGTTGTGACCAGCTACTATGTCAATGACCCCAATGCAAAGTTCATTGCTCAGACTGACGCAACTGGCCTTACTCAGGCTGGTGTTGGTGCAAACATTGGTTTTGCCATTGGCACTCCGAATACTGCTTCTGGCATTTCTGGTGCTTACATTGACGTTTCGACCATTAGCCCATCAACCACCACATTGCCTTTCCGTGTTGTCTCCCTTGTCACTCAGCCTCCCGGCGTGAATGGCACGGAAGCTGGCGCGTATAACCTTGCGATTGTGGCCTTCAACAGCGTTACGACTAAAACGCTTGTTGGCATCTAAGGAGTAAAGTGTCATGGCTGTTAATTTAAGTGCCATTAAAGACCTTCTGCTCCCGGGCCTCCGTGGGGTAGAAGGCAAGTACGAGATGATCCCATCTCAGTACGACAAAATCTTCACCAAGCATGATTCCAAAATGGCGTTGGAACGCACCGCTGAAATGCGTTACCTCGGCTATGCACAGTTGAAAACTGAAGGCGGCCAGACTGCTTTCGACAACAATGCTGGTGAGCGTTACGTCTACAATCAGGAACACACTGAAATCGGCTTGGGGTATGCAATTACCCGTAAGGCGATTGACGACAACCTGTATAAGACTCAGTTCGCACCGTCGAACCTCGGCCTGATTGAATCTTTCCAGCAGACCAAGGAAATCTACGGCGCAAACGTGCTGAACACTGCAACCACCTATAACGCCTCAGTCGGCGGTGACGGTAAAGCTCTCTGCGCTACCGACCATCCGATTGATGGTGGCACGGTTTCTAACCGCGCTACTGTGGACGTTGATCTGAATGAATCGACCTTGCTGAATGCAATGATCGCCATTCGGACCAGCTTCAAGGATCAGGCTGGCCTGAAAGTGTTCGCCCGTGGTCGCAAGCTGATCATTGCTCCTGCAAACGAGCCGGTGGCAATCCGCTTGACGAAAACCGAACTGCGTCCCGGAACTTCGGACAACGATGTCAATGCCATTATGATGACCGCCGGGGGCCTCCCTGAAGGTTATATGGTCAACGACTTCTTGACCTCGGCTTACCCTTGGTTCCTGCTTACGAACATTGATGGTCTCTCCTATATGGAACGCATTAAGTTCGAAACAGACATGCAAGTCGACTTTGTGACGGACAACTTGCTGGTTAAGGGATACGAACGCTACTCGTTCGGATATTATAATTGGCGGTCGATCTGGGGTTCGTTCCCGACTTCGTAACAGTAGGGCGGGGTGTAAAAGCCCCGCCTTTTATCTAGGCTCCTTACGCATACAGACCGGCCTAGCGGATGCTGCACAAACTGTATGCTGACTCGTGCAGGAGGTTCTCATGGGAACATCTACATTTACTGGCCCAATCAAGGCTGGCGATGTTCTTGACACAACTGGCACTACGCCGGGAACTGTTAAGAATGTTGGGTTTGTTGCGATGGCACAGACCGCTTCGATCACTCAGGCTGGCTCGGCAACCGCTTATAAGACAGGCATTTGCATTCCAGCCTATAGTCACATTCTGAACATCCAGTTTCTGAATACGACTGCTTGGGCTTCGACCAACACTCTCAGCGTTGGAACCAGTGCGACAGCGAATGAGCTTGTTGCTAGTGTGGCTATGATTCAAGGGCAAGTTTCGGCTGGCCCCGGAACCGATGCTACTCGCACAGGTAATTGGTCAAATGTTGGCGCGTCTGACGTGATCATTTATGTTCTTTCTACAAACACTGGTGCTGGAGTGGGCGACATTATTGTTCGCTACATTCAGGCCGAAAACGCTTAATTAGCTATTAGGAGGCTAACATGAAGGGTCGTTCCAAACGTGCATCCGGCGGTGTCAACGAAGCCGCTCAGGACGCTGCTAAAAAGAACATGCGCTATACCTACCAGAGCAACGTCAATGAAGAAGCTGAAAAGCGGAAGCATGGCGGCAAGGTCGGTGGTGCTAAGGCAAAGGGTGGCATGTGCCGCACTCCTCGCAAGTCGGGCGGTCGTCTGGCTGGCGGTGATTGGATGGCAGCTCAGAAAAGCATCCCTGCAAAGGGCCGCAATGTTTCTGGCTCCATTGACTAATCCCCGTATTGCTTCAAGATAATTACAGCGGGGGCCTTTGCGCCCCCGTTTGTCTAAGGAGGGGCTTATGTCTGGCGCGTGGACTCGTAAAGAAGGTAAATCTCCCAGTGGGGGTCTTAACGATAAGGGCCGCGCTTCTGCCCGTGCAGAGGGCCATAACCTTAAAGCTCCTACGAAAGATGCCGACAATCCGCGTCATAAGTCATTCTGTGAGCGGATGACGGGTATGAAACGCAAATTGACAGGCTCGGCAACTGCTGCTGACCCTGATAGTCGCATTAACAAATCTTTACGGAAATGGGGCTGCTAAGATGTCAAAAAAACCTTTTTGGGAGACTGACGCGCCAAAAGATGCTACATCTAAGCATCTGGACCATAAGCAGAAGGCGAAAGCTAAAGCTATGGCACGGGCAGCGGGCCGGCCATATCCTAACTTGGTAGATAACGTCCGCGCTGGAAAAAAAGGGTCTTAACATGCAACCTATCGTTGTTCGCACTACGGATGCCACCGCTGGCACAACTTATAGCCGCCCTGTCCGCATGGATAGCTTTGCCAATGCACAGTCCGTTGTTCAGGTTGATGTCACTGGCACGGTAAACTTCACTGTTGAAACGTCTATGGATGACCCCAATGACACGGTTAATCCCGTGGCAGAGGCCAGCATGGTATGGGCAAACGCTGTTGATACCAATCTGGTAGCAAAAACTGCGGATGCTGTTGGCGCGTTTGTTGTGACACCAACCTTTGTTCGCATCAAACAGGTTTCCGGCAACGGCTCCACCAAGATGACGATTGCTCAGTTTGGCAACGCGCCATACTAAGGGGTTCAAATGGCCACCTCTGGAACCTATACTTTTAATCCCAGCCTTGGTGAATTAACGCTTTATGCGTTTAATTTGTGCGGGGTGCGTAACACTGCGCTTCTCCAAGAACACATGGAATCGTCCCGTATGGCGACAAACATGATGTTGGCGCGTTGGTCCAACATGGGTGTAAACCTTTGGGCTGTGGATTTGGTAACGGTTCCTCTGGTGCAGGGCCAATCGGTATACTCTGTAGATCAGAACACTGTCATGATCTTGGACGCCTATATGGCTATAACCAATACGGGCCAAGAGATTGACCGGATCATTATGCCGATCTCCCGCACGGAGTATGCCTCCTATCCGAACAAGGCTCAGCAGGGCTTCACCACTGTGTTCTGGTATGACAGGCTGATTAGTAGTGACAGATCGACAGGTTCGGCTGGCCCATCTGTGACATTATGGCCTGTTCCTGACGGCCAGAGCGCACAGTATCTTAAGTATTACCGCGTTCGGCAGATACAGGACGCTGAGTTTAGCAACGGGAAACCTGCTGAGATTCCGTATTTGTGGATGGAAGCGTTTGCTTATGGGCTGGCTGCTCGTTTGGCTGTTATTTGGTCTCCAGACAAGGCTGTTACGCTGAAAGCCATGGCTGATGAGTCTTACCAGATTGCTGCTGATCAGAACGTAGAAACGGCAAATACTTATATTAGCCCTATGATAAGCGGGTATTTTAGATGAACGTGTTCTATGTATATGAACACTGGCGGCCTGATAAAAATGTCTGCTTTTATGTAGGTAAAGGCAAAAATAAACGCGCTTGGGATATGAAGCATATGAGAAACCGCCATCATCAGGCGGTTGTTTCAAAACTAACGGCTATGGGCCTTGCCGTTAATGTAAAAATTGTTGTTGAACATATTTCAAATGAGACGGCAATATCATTAGAAATTGACCGGATTGCTTTTTATGGCATGGAAAATTTAACAAATTTAACGGCTGGGGGAGACGGAATGGCAAACCCCACGCCAGAAACCCGCGCCAAAATATCTGCCTCTCAAAAAGCTCGGTTCCAACGCCCTGAAGAGATGGAAAAAGTTTATCAAAGAAACAGAAACCGGATTATATCAAACGAAACACGGGAAAAACTTTCTGCTGCTGGTAAAAATCGTAAATTATCTGAAGAGCATAAACAAAAGTTAAGTAAATTTGCAAAAGAACGTGGCATTTCTCCGCAAGTAAGAGCGGCGCAAAAACTTGCTGTGACAGGTAAAGCCCGCGCGCCATTCACAGAGCAGACTCGGTTAAGAATGTCCGAAGCGGCTAAGTTGCGAGAGCAACAAAAGAAAGAGCGGAGGATATAATGGGTTACGCCTCCAAGGCTGGGAGAGCCAAAACTAGCGCAACAAACCCACAGGCACATGCAATATGTGATCGTTGCGGTTTTCGTTATAACGCTGTGAACCTGAGGTTCCAGTTTGATTGGCGCGGTACTTCTTTGCAAAACATCAAAATGCTTGTATGCGACCCGTGCTATGACGAGCCGCAGCAGCAACTCCGCGCTATTGTCGTCCCGGCTGATCCAGTGCCGATCATGAACCCGCGTCTTCAGGACTTTGTTAACGCTTAGACAAATTATATCGTTTCTCAGACCCCGACTACATACGATGCAATGACAGGCATCCCTGTGCCAAACGGCGACAATTTGACAACGGTAGACGGCGACAACATCACCATGCAGCCAGTCGGGCCGCCATTAGGGCTGGCTCCCGGGGCTGTCATGCCATTGAATGGCACAGTGCATTTTGACATTGAAATATCCGTGTCACAGATTTATTCAACCGGGACAAATGTCATTACGGTTGTTTGCACGGCGGCGCATGGGCTTTCAACCAATGACCAAGTGTCTATTTATGGCACATCAAACAACCAGATTATGGGTTTCTTCAGTGTAAATGTCACATCTCCCACTGAGTTTACCTATGAGATTGTTCCGTTTATCAGTGCGGGAATTTATGTAACCGATACCACACGGGTAGCAACATGCTCGGTTGGCTTGCCTTTCGGTTATATCAAAATCCCGATTGTGGACATTATCAAATCGCAGAACGCGCCAACGCCATATTTCTTTGTAAATAACAGCAACCAGCCCATCTTCTTCACCAATAATGCTGGCGATGTTCTCCTCTGGAGTTTTACGCCATGATCATGTATGTTGATGACGTTGCAGGAGAGTTCTGATGTCGCTTCCAGTTACGTTGCCATACACTATTGGGACAATGAACGGTCTTGTTCCTGCAAGCGACCTTGACGCTAACTATGATGTGCTGGCCGCAGCTATTAATGGCATTAACTCTGGTTCAAACCCGCTGACAAACGTCTCAGTGACAGGCGGCACATGGGCTGGCTCTCCTATTGGCATATCATACGGTGGCACGGGCCTGACATCTGCGCCAACCAACGGGCAACTGTTGATCGGCAATGGCACGGGTTACACGCTTTCGACGATTACTGCTGGGTCAGGCATCACAGTCACCAACACTTCTGGCGGTATCAGTATTGCCGTTTCTGGTGGCTCCACTGGCACGGTGACAAGCGTTGCAGTGAGCGGCGGCACAACGGGCCTGACAACCAGTGGCGGGCCTATTACAACGTCTGGAACGATTACGCTGGCTGGGACACTTGCTGTCGCCAATGGCGGCACGGGTGTGACTACAAGCACTGGCTCAGGCAACAATGTCCTTTCAACCAGCCCAACGCTGGTTACGCCGATCTTGGGAACGCCCACATCAGTCACATTGACCAATGCAACTGGCTTACCGTTGACCACAGGTGTGACCGGAACTCTTGCTGCGACGAATGGCGGAACTGGCCTTTCGACTTATGCCAAGGGCGACATCATTTATGCTTCTGCCACCAATACGCTGTCCAAGTTGGTTGCTGGCACTGACGGCTATGTGCTGAAACTGGCAAGCGGCGTTCCCACATGGCAATCGGCATCGGCGGCTTTGGTTGTCGGAACCAGCACGGTTACTGGCGGTGCAAGCGGGCAAATCTTGTATGACAACTCAGGCGTGATTGGCGAAAAGGCAACGACTGGTTCGGGCAATGTGGTTCTTGCAACCAGTCCAACGCTTGTTACTCCAGTTCTGGGGACGCCAACTTCTGTCACCCTGACCAATGCCACTGGCCTTCCTGTCGGCGGCATCAGCGCAACGGGGACTCCATCTGTTACCACCTTCCTGCGCGGGGATGGTTCTTGGTCTAGCCCTGCAACCGCCAGTGGTTTGACGGTCGGGACCACCACAATCACAGGCGGCACAACAGGCCGTATCTTGTATGACAATTCTGGCGTTGTCGGTGAGTTGGCGACAACTGGGACTGGGAGCGTTGTTCTTGCGACAAGCCCAACACTTGTTACGCCAATCCTCGGAACCCCCACTTCTGGCACGTTAACCAATGCTACAGGGCTTCCTTTAACAACAGGGGTGACGGGGACGCTTCCCATTGCCAATGGCGGCACAAACGCAACAACAGCAGCAACCGCACTAAGCAATCTTGGCGGTGTTTCAACAGGAAAAAGCATCGCAATGGCGATTGTCTTCGGTGGCGGCTAGGAGTTAAAAAATGGCGAATCCAAACATTGTCAATGTCACAGCAATCTACGGCACAACCTATGTGCAAGCGGTTGGCGTGTCCGCTACTGCCATTGTTACGAACGCTGCGGCGTCTGGCACGGTAATTAAGTTGGACGCGCTGTATGTCGGGAACATTGACACATCGGCATCATACAAGATCACTGTGGACCTTTATCGGTCATCAACAGCATATAACATCCTGTATCAGATTTCTATTCCTGCTGGTGCTGGCTTGGATGTGCTGTCCAAATCAATTTATCTGCAAGAGGGTGATGCACTTCGTCTGACGGCAGATACAGCAAGCAAACTTCAGGCTGTCGCTTCTGGAGAGGTTATTTCCTAATGCGTAAAGGCAACGGCGGCATTATTGGGCCATTGAACAACCCAACGTCTACTGTTGCGGCGGGCATCTGGTCTATGGATGAACAGCAACAGTCTCTTGGTGCGCGTCAGTGGCCCGGAACCCCTGCTGTGGCAAAACCAAACCCACCAAATTTTGCTGTTTCTGCCACATTTACCGCGTCCATAAGCGGGTCAACCATGACTGTCACTGCCGTGTCGGTCGGGACCATTGCTGTCGGACAAGTCATCACTGACACTGATGTAGCGCAATATACCACTATTACGGCTTTAGGCACTGGAACGGGTGGTGTTGGCACATACACCGTATCTATTGGGCAAACGGTGGCCTCTTCGGAGTTGTCAGCAACCGTTTCCGTAACGTCAATCACATCATCCACGTCATCTATCCAAATCCCATATACGCTTGGCTACAATGGCGGTAGTCCGATTACGTCTGTTACCGCAAAAGTGTATTTAGGAAGTTCGCTTGTAAGGACTGTATCAGGCACAAGTTCACCGCTTACTGCCACAAATATCCCGAACAACGCAGTTTATTCAATAACTTTGACGGCGACCAATGCCGTTGGAACCAGTATACCAAGCACCGGGCCGTTTGTTAAAACGCCAGCAGTTCCTGTTGCGCCTGTTATCGGGGCGGCAACCCTTGTTGGTGACAACGGAGCGTCCGTTGCCTTTACGCCATCTACTAGCAACAATGGATCAACAATTACAGTATACACCGCTGTATCAAGCCCCGGAGGATTTACAGGGACTGGCGCAACATCGCCGATCTCAGTGTCCGGCCTTGGGTCTAGCACCAGTTATACGTTCACCGTATATGCGACAAACACTGTTGGAAACAGCGCAACTTCGTCTGCATCTAATAGCATCACAACAAACGCTGCTGCTGCTACATACCTTATCCAAGCGGCTGGTGGTGGCGGTGGCACGGGTGGTGGTGGTGCTGGTGGTTACCTTGCGGGCAACTTTGTGTTTTCTACAGGGGTTGCTTATCCGGTTGTTGTCGGCACGGGCGGGGCTGGGAACCAGTGGTCGCCGGGGACTAACGGTAACGACTCGTCGGTGTTTAGCCTAACAGCAACAGGTGGTGGCGGCGGCGGCGGGTACGCAGCGTCAGGCACAACTAGCAATGGTAAAAACGGCGGCTCCGGCGGCGGAGCGGGTATCTACCCCGGCACAGCAACGGCTGGCACGGGTGTTTCTGGACAGGGTTATGCTGGCGGCATTGGATATGCAGCATCTCCGTATTCTGGTGGCGGCGGTGGCGGTTCAGCCCAAGTGGGCCGTGCCGCATCAATTCCACCTGATTCAACTCAGGGAATGGGTGTCGGCGGTAATGGAACTGCGAACACAATCCTTGGTGTTAATTCCACAGCAACTTTTGTGGGGGCTATTGCCAATAACACATTGACGGTTTCGTCTGTATCCACTGGAACAATAACTGTTGGTATGGTGTTTACGGTTCCATCATTCTATAACCCAGCAACGGGAACTTCTTACACATCTACTCTCCAGTCCATCATTGCTCTTGGCACTGGAACTGGCGGTGCAGGAACGTATTTGGTGTCTTGGCCTCAGACGTTGGCATCTACTACATTGACTGGCGTTGCGTATTTTGGCGGCGGCGGTGCGGGTGGTGCTTTTGTTAACGGCACATGGCCTACCACAACTATTGGCGGTGGTATGGGTGGCGGCGGCGCGGCAGCGGCGGCGTATAATACTGCTCCTTACGATAAATCTGGTCGTCCCGGCGTTCAGTATCTTGGCGGTGGCGGCGGCGGTATTGCTGGTGAATCTGTTGCTGGAACCAGCGGTGCGGGTGGAACGGGTGTTGTTATTATCAGGTCCGCAGGGGCCGCTGCTTCAACGACTGGTTCTCCGACAGTGCTTCGGTCTGGCGCGGGCAGCACAGGGGATTACATCTACAAATTCACTGGCAACGGTTCTATAACTTGGTGATGTAATGGCAAACTTTGCAAAACTTAACGATCAAAATGTTGTGATTGATGTTAATGCCGTGGCAAATGCTGTGGTGGATGATTTGCCGTTTCCAGAAAGCGAGCCTGTTGGGGTTGCATTTTTAACTGAATGGTCTGGTGGTTACACAAACTGGAAACAGACATCCTACAATGCAAGTTTCCGTAAAAATCTGGCGGGTATTGGATATACATATGATGCCGTGCTTGATGCGTTTATCGCCCCAAAGCCGTATCCAAGCTGGTTGCTAAACACAAATACATGCCAGTGGGTTCCTCCCACCCCTTACCCTTCTGACGGAAACATGTATACTTGGGACGAAGCCACACAGTCATGGGTGAAGGTCAATGTCTAACATTCCAATAACAAACCTACCCCAAGCTGTTTCCATAACTGGTTCGGAAGAAATCCCTGCTGTTCAATCAAACTCTTCCGTGCGCGTGACGGCGCAGCAAATTGCTGATTTAAACACAAATACTGGCACGGTTACACAGATTGATACAACGGCTCCTATCACTGGCGGGCCAATAACAACATCCGGCACAATCGCCTTGGCATCTCAGGGCGTCACCAATGCCTATCTTGCATTGATGCCTGCTTACACGCTGAAGGGCAATGCCACTGGCGCGGATGCTGTTGCACAGGATTTGACGGCGACACAAGCTCTTGGAGTCCTTGGTATTGGCAGTATTGCCAATAATACGCTGTTGGGGAACGTGTCAGGTTCAACGGCAAACCCTACCGCAAACACCTTGTCGTCCTATATCGACAGCGCAATCAGCAGCACTCAAGGGTCTCTTCTTTACAGAAACGCCTCAAGCTGGGTAGCTCTTGCGCCGGATACAGTAGGCAAAGTTCTCAGCACCAATGGCACAGCGGCTAATCCGTCATGGATTGCAATAGCTGGCACGGGGACTGTTACATCTGTTGCGACAGGAACTGGTCTAACAGGTGGTCCAATTACGTCATCTGGGACAATCAGCATTGCCAATACGGCGGTGACGGCTGGCACATATGGCTCCGCAAGTCAGGTTCCGACATATCAGGTTAACGCTCAGGGCCAGTTAACCAATGCAACCAATGTGGCGATTGCCATTGATGCTGGCGCGGTAACAACTGGCATTTTGCCGATTGCCCGTGGTGGCACTGCAAATGCTTCGACACCGCTTGATGGTCAGTTGCTGATCGGCAATGGCACAGGCTATTCGCTGAATACAATCTCGGCTGGGGCGGGTGTTACGGTTGCCAACAGTGCTGGCGGTATTTCTGTCGGACTGACCAACACGGCTGTTTCCAGCGGTTCTTATGGCTCGTCTTCTTCGGTTTCGACATTCACTGTGAACAGTCAAGGCCAGTTGACCGCTGCCGCTTCCGTGCCAATCAATGCCGTTGCGTTGACCACGGGAACTATTAGCACTGCGCCATCTAGTTCCATAGACATTGTGAACAAAGATTACGTTGATTCGGTTGCTCAGGGTTTGAACTTTCATGCGGCTTGTAATTACGCATCAACCACCAGCAATGTTTACACTGCCACCTATTACAATGGCCCAGCCAACAATGGCGTTGGGGCCACGCTGACAAACGCTGGTGCAAATGCTGCGTTTGCTATCGACAGCGTGACAATGACAAGTGGCAATATCGGCAACCGTTTGCTGATTAAGAACCAAGCTGACGCCGCCCAAAATGGGGTTTACACGCTGACAACAGTTGGCAGTGGGTCTGTAGCATGGGTTCTGACACGCGCTACCGATTATGACACCAGCGGCACGGGAACCAATGAAATTGATGCTGGCGACTTCTTCTATGTGCTGTCGGGCAATACGCTTGCCAACACATCTTGGGTTCAGCAAACACCACTTCCGATCATCGTTGGAACAACCAGCATTGTCTTTACTCAGTTTGGCGCACAGACCGCCTATTCGGCTGGCACGGGCCTGACGCTTCTTGGAACCACATTCAACATCACCAACACGGCTGTTACCGCCAATAGCTATGGCTCGGCGTCGTCTGTTGGCACGTTCACTGTAAACGCACAAGGGCAGCTTACAGCGGCTTCTAGCACCAGTATCGCCATTGACGCTGCGGCAGTGACAACTGGGACGCTGCCTGTCCTGCGCGGCGGCACGGGCGTAACAACCAGCACAGGTTCGACCAATGTTGTCCTGAGTAACAGCCCGACCCTGACCACGCCATTCATCAGCCAGATCAATGGCGGTTCTGCGGTTAGTTCCACCCTGACCTTGCAATCGACAACGGGCGTTGGTTCGTCTGACAGCATTGTCTTGAAGGTGGGCAACAACGGCGCAACAACCGCCATGAGTGTGGCAACGACTGGCATTGTATCATTCCCAACCACAGGTGCGATTGTCATCCCGACAAGCACTACGGGAAACAGGCCAACTGCGGCAACGGGTATGCTCCGGTTTAATACCACAACAACCGCTTTTGAAGGTTACAATGGCACGGCGTGGGGTTCTATTGGCGGTGGTGCTACAGGTGGTGGAACTGACCAGATTTTCTATTTGAACGGGCAGACAGTCACCACAACTTATGATATACCGTCAGGCCAGAACGCTGGGACATTCGGCCCTGTAACAGTTAATAGCGGGGCGGTTGTCACCGTGCCATCTGGTTCAACTTGGAGCATTGTCTGATGCCTGTAAAATTAAACGGTTCCACTTCAGGGTATGCCCAGATCAGTGCGGCAGCGGTAGCGGCAAGCAACACACTTACCCTTCCTGATGGCAACTCCACGCTTGTTGATCTGGTAACAACACAGACCCTTACCAACAAGACGCTGACAAGCCCAACCCTGACCACTCCTACGATTACCAGCCCGACAATCAACGGGACGCCCGTTATGGGGGCAAGTGTCATTACTTCTGCGACTGTTCAAACATCAACCAGCGGCACAAGCATTACGTTTTCGTCCATCCCATCTTGGGTTAAACGTATTGTTGTGATGTTGAACGGGGTGTCCACAAGCGGGACTTCAAGAGTTATTGTCCAGTTAGGTGCTGGTTCGGTTACAGCAACTGGGTATCTGGGAGCAACGACCCAAGTGCAAGACGCAGGAACTCCGACAGGGGTTAACTTTTCAACAGGTTTTCTTACAGATTTAGCCGCAAATGCTACTGCTGTTCGATATGGGCAGATTGTTCTAACTTTGCTTACAGGAAATACTTGGGTCGAAGCTGGCGCAGTTGGTCGGTCTGATGCTGCAACAACTTCTACTTCTGGCGGCGTCATTGCACTTTCTGGCACGTTGGACCGCGTTGTGGTTACTACTGTTAACGGCACAGACACGTTTGATGCTGGTTCTATCAACATTCAGTATGAATAAGAGGGCGACATGGCAATCACGCTAGACGGAACCACTGGCATCACAGCCCCCGGCGTAACGGACACAGGTAACCTTAGTGTTACTGGAACGTCCACGCTTACTGGCGCGGTTTCTCAGACAAGTTCGTCCACTGCTGCATCGTTCATCCCGACTGGTTCAACCGTGCCAGCCAATGGTATGTATCTGTCAGCCGCTAATACGCTAAACCTTGCCACCAACACCACCAGTCAGGTGTCGATCTCCTCTGGCGGTATTGTCACAGGCACGGCTGGCAACTTGATGCTAGTGCAGGGGACCGCACAGGCATCGACCAGTGGAACAAGCGTTAACTTTACAAGCGTTATTCCTTCTTGGGCAAAGCGCGTTACAATGGCGTTTAACGGCGTGTCTACAGGTAGCACCAACAATCTTATTGTTCAATTAGGCGTAGGTGGCACTTATGTAATTACAGGCTATTCCGCGCAAACTACTGGTATCGCAAGTTCATCTGGGGCAACATCCTCTTCAACCGTTGGTTTCCCTATTTACCACAATGTTGCTACATACGCTTGGTCTGGCGTTGTTACGCTGCAAAATGTTTCTGGCAATATTTGGGTGGCTAGCGGTGTTCTTGGTAACGCAACTACTACTGCACTTTCGGCGATGACCTCTGGGGTTATATCGTTAGCGGGTGTTTTAGATAGTGTGCGCGTAATTGCTAGTGCAACAGGTTCGCCATCAGATACATTTGACGCTGGTTCCATCAACATTCAGTGGGAATAAGGATTCTATCATGGGCCTCAAGGTTGACACTATTCAGAATCCATCATCGGCGACAGTCAATCTGACGCTTGATACCAGCGGCAATGTGGCTGTTGGTAACAACATGACTGTGGCAGGAACCAGCACGTTTACGGGTTCATTGGGCAACATTACGGCTGGAACGGTCACGGCTTCTGGCCTTGTTACAGGCGCAACTGGCGCGTTATATCCAATCGTCAATGGAACCGCACAGGCATCAACCAGCGGAACAAGCATTACATTCACAGGTATTCCCTCTTGGGTGAAGCGCGTCACCGTTAATATTTCTGGTGTTTCAACTAGTGGAACTTCCAATTTGCGATTCCGCATTGGCCCCGTTGCTGGCGTTGAAACAAGCGGCTATCTTGGATCAAGCACTGGCTTCGCTGCCACAACTCTTGCCACCGTTCAGTTTACGGCTGGGTTTGATATAAATGACGGTGGCACAGCCGCCGCTGCTCGTAACGGGTCATTTGTGTTTTCTTTGTTAGATGCTGCGACGAACACTTGGTCCATGTCTGGAACTCAGGGCCAGAGCAACACAAACATCGCATCTTTTATTGGTGGCTCAAAACCACTTGCAGGTGCGCTTAGTGTTTTGTCTGTGACAACAACCAACGGCACGGATACCTTTGACGCTGGCACAATTAACATTCAATACGAGTAAGCCATGATCAACCTCTCCCTTACCGTTGAACAAGTGAACCTGATCCTCGCCTCATTAGGCCAACGCCCATATGTTGATGTGGCTGATCTGATCCACCGCATTAAGATTGATGCCGAGACCCAACTGGCTCCAAAGCCGCCTGAGCCAGACGAGGACTAACATGGATACGCAAGTCATATTCAACATTGCCATCTCCTGCGGCGGTGGCTTGGCACTTTGGGTGCTGAATGAAATGACACGCAAAATCCAGCGGCTTGAGGACAGGGTTGATGAGGCGCATCGCACGTTTGTCGCAAAAGATGATTACCGTACCGACATCAAAGAGCTAAAAGAGATTCTGAGCAAGATTTTTGATAAGTTGGATAATAAAGCGGATCGTTCTGACGTAAGAGAGCGTCAATAAGCAAGAGAATAGCATATGGACCCGTTAACAATTCTTGCAGTCGCACAAACAGCTTATGCGGCTATTAAGACTGGAATTGCTGCGGGTAAAGAAATCCAGCACATGGCTGCGGATTTGTCTGACCTGTGGGGTAGCCTAGCCAAATTAACCCAGCTAGCCGCAGAGCCTCCCAAGAAGACCTTTTTCAATGACAAAAGCGCAGAGCAAATCGCCATCGAACGGTATACCGCCAAAGCTGAAGCCCTTGACCTAACGCTTAAAGCAAGGAACCTGTTTGTTGGAACATATGGATTGGCGGCATGGGATCAGGTGCAGCGTGAGGTGATTAACATCCGCAAGGAGATTGAACGCCAGCGGTGGCAGGATGAGAAGGACAGGGCTGCTAAACTAGAAGAAATTCGGGAAGCAACTGTTGTCACTCTGATTGTTATGTTCGGTGTAGCTGTAATTTTCTGCGTGGGCATTATACTGATGGGGACGAAATGAATGGACATGAAAACAATCGGTGGCCTTTTGGGTCAAATAGCACCAACCATAGCAACAGCTATTGGTGGACCAGTCGCAGGGATGGCGGTCAAGGCATTGGCAGGCGCATTGGGACTGTCTCAGGACGCTTCATCGGACGATGTTCAAACGGCCTTAATGAACGCAACGCCAGAACAGTTGGCAGCGGTCAAGAAGATAGACGCCGACTTCAAGGTTCAAATGAAGGAATTGGACATTGACCTTGAAAGGATTGCAGCGGGGGACCGAGATTCTGCCCGTAACATGCAGATGCAGACTAATGACTGGATACCACGCGCCATGGCTGTCATGGTCACGTTTGGGTTCTTTGGCATTTTAACTTGGTTGCTGACAAAGGGCGTTCCCCCTACGGGGTCTGAGACATTGATTTACATGCTTGGCGCGTTAGGGACGGCTTGGACAGGTATTGTCCAGTTCTATTTTGGCTCGTCGGCTGGCAGCAAAGCAAAAACTGATGCACTGGTGGCAGGAGAGAAAAAGTGAAAGACAATTTTGAACAGTGCTTTGTTATGCTCCTGAAGCATGAAGGTGGCTACGTTAACAATCCAAAAGACCCGGGCGGCATGACCAACCTCGGCGTAACAAAGCGCGTGTGGGAAGAATATGTCGGTCATCCTGTGGACGAAACAACAATGCGCGGGTTAACGCCCGACATGGTTGCCCCGCTGTATAAGAAAAACTACTGGGATGTTTGCCACTGCGACGATCTTCCTGATGGGGTTGATTACGCTGTATTTGATTTGGCAGTAAACAGTGGAACACGCCGCGCTGCCAAAATGCTGCAAAAAGCCGCTGGCGTTGCTGATGACGGGGCTATTGGCCCTGCAACTATGAAGGCCGTTTCTGAGTGCAATCCGCATGATTTGGCTCTTGATATATGCGAATTACGCCTAGCTTTCTTGCAAGGACTGCCAACTTGGGATACATTCGGCAAAGGTTGGGGCCGTAGGGTTGCAGAAGTTGAAAAAACTGCAAGTTCCATGCTGGCGTAAAGGAACTGTGGCATGACAACTGGATTAAGTTACGATGGCACGGTAACTGGCACAACCAGCTATGTCACGCAGATAGCGACTATGGCTGTTGTAGAACAGACTGATCCTGCATTTGTCATTATTCTGCCACAGATGATCACCTATGCGGAAAACCGCATTTACCGTGAATTGGACTTTCTGTTTACATCTGTTGCGTCAACAGCGTATGGTTTGACGGCGGGAAACCGGACTATTTCAGTTCCCACTGGCACGTTTGTGGTCCCTGAGCAAATTAACCTGATTACTCCTGCGGGGACGACAAACCCTGATGAGGGAACCCGCGTTCCACTGTTGCCAACCACAAAAGAATTCTTGGATCAGGTTTATGGCTCTGGGCTTGCGGCTAACCGTGGGCAGCCCAAGTATTTTGTGCCGTTTGATGATTACACCTTCTTGGTTGGTCCGTATCCTGACAGTGCCTACACTTGCGAAATCATTGGGACGTATCGCCCTGACAGTTTGTCAGCAACTAATACAACCACATTCATCAGCCTTTATCTGCCTGATTTGTTTATTATGGCATCAATGATCTATGTGTCAGCTTACCAGCGTAACTTTGGACGCGCCAACGACGACCCTCAGATGGCAGTCAGCTACGAAAGCCAGTATCAGGCCCTGAAGGCTAGTGCGATGGGCGAAGAAAACCGCAAGAAGTTTGAAGCTG